TACCGGCACCACCACATGCGTCCCCGCCGCCTCTACCGCTGCGATGTGGTCGGATAGGGTGAGGATGGAAAGAGCGGCGTCGGTCAACTCAACGGCCGTTTCTGGATCGCCGATCATGTCGAACATCGCCTGAATGATCCGCTCTCTTACGCCGGGGCTATCCTGTATCACATCGGCCATATCGAAATCTCCGCTTCCCCGGCCTCACCCATGCGCAGGATATGCAGATCGTCAACGAGGCTGTCGTCCTCGATCACCCGATGCCGCACCAAGAGGTCGAGAATGCCCTTGATCGCGTTATCGAGATCGCGGCGCCTCGCCAGCCCCGCCTCGATCCGCACCCGCACCGGCCCCGCGACGGTAGCGCACATGGCCGCGGTCGGTGGGATTTGCAGCTTCAGCCGCCAGCCGGCCTCGCGCAGCCATGCGCGATAGGCGGGAGCCTTGACCCGCCGCGAGACGCCGCTGACAAACAGATTGTTGGCCGAGGGCGGCACCGGCAGGTTGAACCGCACCGCGCCCTTAGCGGATACGAGGCAATCGGCCATCATCATGGCCCAGCAATCCGAACCGGGATGAGCGTGGGCTGCTTCATTCTCGGCTTCAGCATGTGAGCGCGGTAAAGTTCGACACATTCGCGCAGTCTTTCCAGCTTCATCCTGGCCGGGTCAGTAAGCGTAACGCCGGGCACGTGCTCTAGGAACATCAGCAGATCAATAGCAGCGTTCACTAGCCGCAACTCTCGGCCTGTTGGCCGCTCGTCTGTCTCGCTCATCACCCCTCCTCACTCATTCCGCCGCCTGCTGGCGCTTGGTGTACCGCCGCGGCAGTCGCGGTTCGTGCTTCAGCGCGTCCATCGCCTCGGCGTAGAGCCGGGTCGCCGGAATGCCGGTGTCGGCGCTGACCCGTTCCAGCGTCGAGGTGCGGAAGAATTCCGGGGTCCGCGCCGCCCTGATCCCCGCCAGCGCATAGATCGCCGGCTTCGCCAAACGCTGCCGCCGGGCGTACACATACGGCAGCTCGCCCCGCTTCTGGAGCCAGCGGGCAAACGATGTCATGCCAAGGCCCTTGGTGGGAAGAACCAGCCGTGGCACCAGGAGCAGTAACCGATCAGCCTGCCCTTTCGTTTCGTGCGCCGAAGCGTGAGGCAATGCCCACAGTCGGGGCATTGGGGAAGCGGCGCGTCTGTCTGTAAATTCGTCATGCCGCACCCTCGCATATTTCCACTTGACGCGCAATAGCCGTCGTGCCATTTAATTGTCGTCAAACACGGGAGAACGGGCAATGAGCTACGCAGACGAGATTTTCCGCCAGATTAAAGAGATCAACGGCGTCTACACGACGGCGTTGGAGCAGGGCGACGCGCACGGCAACTCGGCCCGCGCGCTGCGCCGGCTGGTCCAGCGCATCGAAGCTTTCGAGCGCGAGATGACGCTATCGAGGGCGCTGCCGATGGTGCGCATCGCCGAATTGCGCGAGGCGGTCGCCGAGGCGAAGGGAGCGCTGCCGAAATGAGTTATCGGGCGCTAATCGGAGCGCTGACCGCCATCAACGCCGGGTTCTCGGCCCTGAACCTCTGGCTTGGCGATCCGCTCAATCTTTGGGTTTCCGGGTTCTGCGCCGCCGTCACGGTGGCTCTGACCATGCAGGTCATCCCCAGCGGGCATCGGTCATGAGCGGGCTCACCGAGGAGCAACTGGCCTACCGGCGCCGCTATGTCTGCGGCTCGGACGCAGCCGATGTGATGAAGGGCAACTGGCTGGAGCTGTGGAAGATCAAGACCGGGGCAATCCCCGAGCCGGATCTTTACGACAAGCTCTCCCCGACGCTGGATTACCACGTCCTCAAGCATTTCACCCGCGAGCGGCTGGAACTGACCCGGCTTCTGGGCCACGCCACCGAGCCGCTCAACGCCTTCTGGTACGAGAAGCAGACCGGGCGTGAGGTGACGCGGCGCGGCGAGTGGGCGGTCAGCCGCCGGCACGCCTTCATGGGCGCGCACCTCGACGGCGTGAGCACCACCAGCCGGGGCGAGCCGTGCTATTGGGACGCCAAGTGGACCGGCCGCGCCGACGAGGCCTTCGTGCTCAGGCAAACGCCGCAGGGGGTCCACAATGCGACGATCCTCGGCGTCGATTGGTGGGGCCTCTCGGTCTTCGTCGGCAACGGCAAGTGGGAGTGGATCGAGCAGCCGGTCGACCCGCTCTACCAGGCGCAGCTTATCTCGATGGAGCGCCGCTTTTGGGATTATGTGACAAGCGAAGTTGAGCCGCAGGAAGGCTATGAGCCTCCTGTTGCTGCACCTAAGCCGCAGCCGAAACTGCGCACAGTCTCGCTCGACGGGGGCAAGTATGACCCGGAGACGCAGACCTGGGAACCCCCCGAGGGCGGCGGCGCGCCGAACTGGGCGTCCGACTTCGTGCGGCTTGCCTACGCCTTCCACAACACCGAGGCGGCGTTCAAGCGGCACGCCATCGTGCGCGACGAGTTGAAGGCGCTGGTTCCCGAGGATGTCGGCGTGGTCCTGCGTGGAGACTTCAAGCTGGCAAGGGACAAAGCGGGCGCGATCCGTATGTCGATAACCCGGGAGAAGCCCGAATGACATGCTCAACGACAGCGCGGGATCTTTGGTTCGCCTTTGAGATATTCCTGCTTGGCGGGATTCTCGGCCTGGCCCTCACGGCCCGCCTTCTTGGAGTTAGGTGCCACAAAGGGGATAAATCCGATGGTTGATATGGTCGCGGTACAAAGCTCAACGGTCGACAGCATCGGCTGGGATGCCGACGCGCAGGAGCTGGTCGTGCAATTCAAGAACGGCTCGCAATACGTCTACCCCGACGCGGGCGAGGGGGCTTACCATGACTTGTTGTCCAGCAACTCGCCAGGCTCGTACATCAATCGCTGGCTCAAGAACACTCACTATAGGAAAATCAGATGAGCGCGGAAGAGCAGACTATGGCGATTTCAATACTCACGACCCTATACCAGGCGTTTACCGCAAATGGTGACCACGATGCGGCGGAAAAGGTGAAGAAAAAACTGCTTCTCCTAGTGGAGGGACTTTGAATGTCCGATAGCTACAACATCGAGACGGAGATCGCCGCGACGCACCGCTGGAGTAATCCGGCCGGCGAGGTGTTCGGCGCGCTCGCCAAGGCGCAGGCCGAGATCAAGAATGCGGTGAAAGACAGCACCAACCCGCATTTCAAGTCGCGCTATGCCGATCTCGCCGCGGTCAAGGAAGCGTGCTGGGGACCGCTCACGGGGGCTGGGATCGCCGTCGTGCAGATGCCGATAAACCGTGCCGGCGATGTCGGGGTCGTGACCCTGTTCGCGCATTCCTCCGGCCAGTGGATCGAGAGCACGGTATTCGTCCAGCCCACCAAGTTCGACGCGCAAGGGGTCGGCTCGGTCATCACCTATCTGCGCCGCTATGCGCTGGCGGCGATGGCCGGGGTCGCGCCAGACGACGACGACGGCGAGGCGGCGGTGGGGCGGCCACAGGGAAGCGCCAGGGCGCAGGAAGCGCCTCGGGGCGGCAATCGGCCGGCGGGGCGCGAACAGGCCCCTACAGCCTCGGCGGACGCGGAGAATGAGGCAAAGAAGCGGTGGGTCGAGATACGCGGGGTGATCGACGAGTTCAACACGGTCCCCGACCTCGACGGCATCGAGAGGATGCCAGCGTGGGCGGCGTGCCGGGACAAGATCGCCGCCGCAAGGGGGCAGGCAGCCGCCAACGAGGCGATGGACAACCTGCGCAACCGGATCGAGGACCGCAAGGCGCTGCTACTCGACGACGCACGCGGCAGTCTCCGCCCCTTCGATGGAGCCGATTGATGGTCGACATTGCATGGTCGCACGCAGGCGGCGGGCGTTGGATTGCCACCGTCACGCGCGAAGAGGAGAAGCCCGGCCTCGCGCAACTGGCGATGATGAACGCCTACGGCATGACCAACGGCCTACAGCCGTACTGGGCATGTCGGCCGTGCCCATGCTGCGGCGGAATCTCGTGGCACGCCCCGCCATATCAGTCCGGCCTGTTTAACGGCCTCTTCGGGAGCCTCGGGATATGACCGAGCCGCAGATGCGCGCCTTCGCCATCACCCTCGTCTTCGCTGACGGGTCGATGTTCAGCAACATCTCGCTCTCGCCGGCACGGGAGCCGGCTCTGGCGGGGGCGGTGCTGGCGGCCGCGCGCGAGAATCCCGCCGTCCCCGATCTGACCGGGTTCTCGATCAACGAGATGACGGCCGAGTGGATGCGGGCGACGCTGCGGCAGATGGAAGGGCAGCCCGGCCAGGTCGTCTCGCTGGTCAGCGACAACCTGCGCCCGACCAATCCGCTGAACGTGCGATTCCCTACCGGCCCGGTCGGGGGAGAGCCGGCATGACCGAGACGAAAGCCCAATAGATGAGTTGGATTGCTGGATTTGTATCTCTAGACGAGATGCGCAAGCGTAAGAACCCGCCTCCGTTGCCGCCGTGGTGGTTTTGGTTGGCTTGCGCAGTGGTAACAGTTTCTCTTATCGTTTTTGTTTATTGGGATGCGCAAATATGACCGAGATGAAAGCCGAGAAAGAGCCGTCACCGGAGGCGCTGGCGGCTGCCGACGCTTCCTATGATGAGTGGATCGCCGCGCTAAAAGCCGGGGCCAACGGTAATTACGCAGCGCTTCAAAAAGGGATTTATATACTTGACTCCCTATTTCGGCGGCGGTTTCACTCCGACATAGAGAAGAATTGTCCCGGCGGCCACCCCAGAATCAATTCGGATTGTCTTATCAGGCAGGATGTTGAGGTTAAAGAGCGATACAATCAACGTACCCGCAGCATCCGAAATGCCGCTGGTCGATCTCTCGACATCATTCATGAGAATCGCCATTCCAACGGGGTTTTTACTGCCGGGCTGCACTTGAGTTATGCCGCCCCCATAATCCCACCCTGCTTCACGAACGATGGGAATAAAATCGTAAGCAAAATCCTTGCTTTCTGTGTCACTAGCCACCGCCCAGATGGCGATCTTTTGCCCCCGAAAGGGAGAAATGGCCTTAATCAGCATTTGCTGTTGCTGTGGCGTCAGGCGGCGGGGCGCTTGTTGTTCACGCATCTTAGCGAGTTGATCATTCGCCGATTTTGCGGCGTTGCGCGCTGCGATTACTTCTTGGTCGCGATGAGCATTCTCTTTTTGCTGTTCATCAGCTTTTCGGCTAGAAGCGGCAGCAACGAGAGCGCTATGCCTTTCTCCATAGTAATGGGAGACGACTTCAGATGTCCCGAGAAGAAACAAACAGACAATGCCAGCCCAAAAATAGAAAGTGTTCCAGAAGTCGGTCCAATCAATAGAGTCCCATCCGGGCCACCATTGCATGATTATCTCCAAATGCCACTCGCTCTACTGGCTGCCTTCTTGATTGGGTTCAAGTTGGGGGGCCGCGCGCTTCGATGGCGCGGTGCGAGATGACTTTTTTGTGTCTTCGCGGCCTTGGTTTTTGGCTTTGGCCGGTATGCAACAGGCCCAAGGTTATTGGGCGTCGGATGATGCCTGGACTGCGACATGCCAAATCATAATGATGATTGAGAGCCAGCCATGACGGAGCGCGCCGCAGATGCCGAGCGACTGGCCCATATTCGTTATTGCCACGAACTACAACGAGGCATGGATGAAGCTTTGCCGTCGTTTCAACACATGGAAACGGCACTCGCGACAATAGCCCGCCTCGAACAAGAGCGCGACGCCGCCCCTGCGACCAGCGGGGAGATTCATTTGTCATACGACGAACTCGACAGAACCGCCAACGCGGCTGCTGCCACCCCGGAGCCGGCAGATTGGCGGCCCATCGCAGAAGCCCCATTGGCTGTGTGGGGATGGGCGTGGAATTTTGGTTGGCGCCACGCCTACCCGGCAATGCGCAACGGCAATAATGGTGCTGTCTGGGTCGATACTTGCGAGCCAGAAGCCAAAGGATGGCAGACATTTGCAAGCTATTGGCGACCGGCTGATTTGCCTGCCTTCGCCGCCCGAGACGCCGCCCTCAAGGCGAGGGAGGAGGAGACGAGATGAAGCCGAGCATCAAAGATCGAGTCGTCGCACGATGCTTTACGGTGCCGAGTATCGGTATCCCTGCGGGACGAGAAGTGGTATTTGCGCGAGACGCAATAGAAATCGCAGCCGATGAGCGCCGCGACGGCCACGCCACGGGCTTCGCCGAGGCGCTGGAGATGGCCGCTGCTTATATCGACCAGATCGATATCCTGCGAGAACATGCACACATGTCAACAATTGATAATATGAAACTCGTACTCGCAATGGTTGCTGATGGAGTCCGCTCTCTCGCGACAGCCCCCACAGGGGAGAAGAAGTGAGCAGCAATTTCCTCCCGTTAGCCTTCCTAGATCCGTTCGATTTAATCGCGAGCTTGCCGCGGCGCATGGGCCTATTTCAGGCCGGCGAGCCGAACATAATCAAGGTCCGGTGGGACGCCGAGACGGGGTTCAGGCAGGGCAATCTCGCCAAATGGCCCGAGTTGCAGGCCGTCGTCAACCAGATCGAGCGCCTCGGCGAGCAGCAGGGCGGCATCGAGTTCGGCCGCATCCATCTGGAGCTACTGCCGCCCGACACCCACCTGCCGTGGGAACGCGACGACAGCACATACGCCGCGCGCTTCAACCGGCTGACAATGGCGTTGCGGACCTCGCCCGGCTGCATGCACTTCGCGGGCACGGAGTCGGCGCATCTCGTCCCCGGCGTCGTGACGTGGGTCAACCAGCGCACCTGGCACAGCATGGTCAATCTGGGCGAGACGAATGCGATCCACTTGATCGTCGATACGAGGAAAAGGGATGCCTGAACCAGCAACCAGAACTTGCCCGGGGTGCAAACAGATCAAAGAACTGTCCGAGTTTTACGGGCACAAGAGGCTCAGGCAGTGCAAAACATGCACCGCAAAGAAAGCGAGAGAGTGGCGCCACAATAACCCCGAGCGCGCCGCCGAGCTTAGCCGGTCCTCCTATCATCGAAACAAGCACAAATACCGCTCAGACCCGGCCTGGATCGAGTTGCAGCGTAAGCGCACGAGAGACTCCACCAGAAAGAGCAAGATGGGCCTTTCCTCTGAAGCCTATGATGCAATTCTGGCTCGGCAAGGCGGCGGGTGTGCCATCTGCGGCAGGAAGACCGCCCACAATGGGCGACAACTCTACGCCGATCACTGCCACGAAACCGGCGAGGTGCGCGGCATCCTTTGCGACAAATGCAACAGCGGCATTGCGTTCTTCGCCGATAACCCCGACCGCCTATTGGCCGCCGCCGACTATCTCCGAGCTAGTACGCCATCCCAGTCGCAAAGCCGTGCTCTTGGAGTGCCGGAATCTGCTTTCTCAGCCGAGAACCGGCGTCAACGCGCCAGTAAGGCGACGACGGGATCGACAGACGGTTCAGCACCCGCAGCGCTTGGTCGCGCGCATGGGTGACGCTATCCCCAACGCCCGTGCTGACGAGGACATAGGAGCCGGCGGTCGCCAAGACTGGCGACTTATCAATGGCCCCGTTCTGAATGCGGGGGGCCTCTCCCGCCTGCACCATGACATAGTGCAGGTTGTCCTCGATACCCGGTGTCACGCCCCAGATCGGCGAACCCACAACCTCCTCGGGTTTTTCATGCCCAAACGGGTAAGGGGGGATGGCGAGAACGATCCCCACGGCAACCTCGTTCATGGCCCGCGTCTTCGGTGGCTTCCCTGCGCAGAGCCCGGCGAGGTACTCAATCGGGTCGCCCCGGTGGAGCGCCAACTCGATGTTAATCGCGGGGTAGCCGAAGCGGCATGTAAACTCCAGGGGCCAGGGGGTGCCATTCTCGTCAACGATACAATTCACGTCAACATTGCCGCAAAAACCGAGGGAAACCAGCCGGTCTTCAAACGGGGCCAGAACTTTCTGGGCCATCTTCGATTGCTTGACCAGCCGCATGACCGTGTACATCTCGCCGGTGTTAGGGCCGACATCGCCAGCGAACATGCGCTTGCCTTCCCAATTCTCCTCCCACCCGTCGGCGAACCCAGCGGGGCCGCACCAAGCGCCAACGGCGAACTCGACCCCCTTGACTAACTCTTGGAGGATAAAGCCTTGCGGAAACCGCTTGCCCTCACGCTTCCACCGCTGAAGCCGCCAGACAGCTTCGCGCCCCGTTTTCGCGACGAAGCTGAGCGATTTGTCGGTCACGTCCCCACATGGCTTTATTGCCACCCCGTCGTCGTTGCGCGCGACGATCGCGATCGCCTCGTCGTAACTGGCGCATTGCTGGTACGGTGGCACCGGGATACCGGCGCGCTTGAACTGCTGCATCCCGACGAGCCGGTTCAGCTCCCACTCGCCGGCTAGGCCGGGGGCGCCGATGACCGGGATGCCGTCAGCCTTTAGCTTGTCGAACTCGGCCTGCGCATACCCGAGGCTGCCGAGGATGACGAGATCGACCCGGCGGGAGACGGCACGCCAATCCGGCACGCGCTCGACCAGGCCACGACCGATGGGGGCCTTGTATTGGTCGTAATCACGGCAATGAAAATAAACGTCGTGGCCTAGCTTTTTTGCCCTGATGGCGAGGTCTAAAAGTCCGTCGCCATGCGGCTCGACGATCAGTACCTTCACGGGGCACCGAACCCTGGCATCATAGCCGAAAACCCCGGCGCAGCTTGACCCTGCGACATTGCCTCGGTCGGCCCGAGGTGGACCCGGCCCTGCCGGGAACTCTCCCGATGGAGATCAGTCATGGGAACTCGCGATTGGCTAGGCATCCTGCTCATGCTGACATATTACGCGGTCGGCTTTGCGGCTGTAATGATCGCGGACGCCAAGCGCAAGCGCCAGCTACGCTTCAAGGTCCGCCGATACTCGAACGTAGTTTATCCGCCTTTTCCTCGATCCAGTTCTGCACCGGGTCGCGGCGCTCACGGGACCGCGCCCGGCCGCGTAACATCTTTTCCGTCCGGCCGCTAGGCCCGGGCGTCTTGCGCGGCAAGCTGAACCCGACGAGACCACCCAGCGCCTGCGCCGTGCCGCCCTCCTCCATCGACTGCCGGGCCATGCCAAGCGGCGAGATGTGGCTTGTCGCCGCCTCGCCGGCCTGCACCGCCATGCCCATCGGCGAGGAGCGTGGATCGACGATCTCGCGGCCCATCCAATCGCGCCCCCAGGCGACCTCGGGAATCATTGTCATGGTCGGCGCCGGGGTCAGCAGCGGCGCGACGATAGACACCCACTCCTTGTCGCCGGGCAACAACTGCTGCCCCATCGGATTGCGCAGGTTGGCCGACTCGCCGGTAAATTTCTGATAGGTGTTGCGGGCGAGGTAGCCCCCGGCCGACAGGACGCCGAGCGGCCCCGCCCGCTTCACCGTCGCATCCTGGTTGCCAGTGACCTGTTGCAGCAGCGCGTCTAGCGCCGGATAGCCGAGAATGCCGATCATGCCGAGGACGGTCAGTTTGCCGGCCGCCTCGGTGCGCTCCGCCAGTGTTGCCTTCGGGCCGATCATGTCCTTTATCATCTCGCCGAGCGAGCGCACCAAGCCATAGTGGTATCGGCCGAAATTGAACAGGCTCGGGCTCTTGAGCGCCAGCGAGAGGTTGCGGCTGCCCATCACCTCCGAGGGGATGCGGTAGTTCGGGATGTCGCGCTCTGCCTGGAAAATCGCCTCCCGCGTCGGCATACCCCTGGCCTCTAGTTCAAACTGGCGTTGCAGCATCAGCATGTCGTTCGCCGCCCAGAGCGTCTTGCGCGACCAGCGGTACTCGGCCTTGATGAGATCGGCCAACCCCTTCAGGCCGAGCGATTTAGCGTAGGCGCCCCAGATTTCCGGGTTGCGCATCTGCTCGGTCCACGTCTTCTGGATCAACTGGTTGTAGAAATTCTCCATCGCGACATCGCCATAGAGGAGTCCCGATCCCTCGCGCAGCATGCGGACATATTCCGGCGTCAGGTTCCACACCGCGTTGAGCGCCTTGGCCCCGGCCTTGGCCCCTCGGACATAGGCCGGGATCGACATCCAATCCCAGCCCCGCCCGATCATCCAGTGCGCCCCCACGTTGTTGATGTGCGGCACCGGCGTAATGAACAGGCTCCCGATCAGGAAGCGATTGATGTTGTTCAGCGTCTTCGACAGATCATCGCCGGGACTCCAGAAATCGTTGAGGACGTTGGCGACTTTCGGATCGGCATGGCCGCGCAGTTGCGGCAGATCGACCGGGATGAAGTGTTCCGGCACCATCGCCTTGGTGTTCTCGGGATAAAACAGGCCATTCGCGCCCAACTCGGTCTTCAGGTCGCCCAGCAACTCGACGTTGCGCTTGATCCGGCGCAGGCGCAGCACATTGCCGATCAGGTTGCCGACATAATCGTGAATGTAGCGTACCGGCGTATTGGCCTCCATCTCGGCCATCGTCGGCCGTTTGACGGTCCACTTCTGGCCGTCCGGGGTCGTGATCTCCTGGCCGTACTCGTATCCCTTCTCGCCTAGCGTCTCATATTTCTGGAAGACCCGGTTGCCCGCCTCGTCCTGCAACACGAAACGCGGGGCCCGCGCCTGCATACTGGAGGCAAATTTCGACAGCGAGCGCCCACGCCCAGGCATCTTCCCGGTTACGACATCGCTGACCCGCGCCCTCTCGGGGTCGAGGCGTCCAGGCACCTCCTCGCGCCTTCCGCCCGGCGGGGCCTCGACGACGCGGTGAACATAGCCCTCGGCCGCGCTCGGCAGATCGGCGTACTTGGCATCGGCGCCCAGCATCCGGCGCAAGTCGTTAGCGATGCGGTTCTCGTTGGCGATCAGAACCCTGCCGGGGCCGTCGATGAATGCCTGCGTCAGCGGGTGCAACTCGGCCTTCGGGCCGATCATTCGGCGCTCGATGTCGTCGGCCATCATCGCCCGCGCCTTCGGGTCTTTGAATTGCCGCGGCAGGCTGTTCCACCAGCGCTTGACCTCGATCTTGTCGGCGGTGCCGTTGGTCATGACCCGGTGCAGCGCATCGTCGATACGGGTCGCGGTCTGCTTCAGACCCTCGCCCGGAATCGGCGGATCGAGTAGCGGGAAGCGCCCCTTCCCACCGCCTCCTGGCTCCCTCGGTGGTCCGCCAGATGGCGGGCGGGGCGGTTCCCCCGTCCCGCCGCCAGCCACCGGCTGTTGCGGGGCGATCTCGACAAACGATTCGCGGATTGGCCCCGGCTCACGCCGGGCGCCGCCTGGCAGCGGCGTTGCGCCCTGCTCGCTCGCCCATAGCCGCTCCATGACACCGGGCGTTGCGCTCGGAACGCCCCCAGGCAATCGCGCCAGCGGGTCCATCCCGGCCATGCCGGCGGTCAGCATCTCCTGCCCGCGCTCCGTCCCATAGAGCGAGGCGGCACTGACCGGCCCCTCCTCCACGGCCTGACGCAACGCCTTGCCGCCCGACGCGAGCGGCGATAGCATCCCGCCGGCGATGACGCCGGGGACCGCGCCGAGCGCCTCCGGCAGACCTGAGACTGGCGGCTCTCCCGGACGCTCGATCGGCTGGCCCGTCACGCCCGCTTCCGCGCCGCGCCTGACGCCGCGAGCCACACCAGGCAAGACCTGCCCGCCGCCGGCTTTCATGCTGCTCAGGAGCCCGTCGAGGAGCGTTGACGGGTCTTTTGCGGGAGCCTTGGCCGCAGGCAACGGCGGCAGCGCTTGCCCTTTGCCCAACGGCTCGATCGGCTCGTTCAGCAGCGAGTCGAGGAGCGCGGACGGCTCATGCGGCCTGTCCTGCATAGGCGTGACCGCCGTGGTGGCGGGCGCTCCCTTGATAGGCTTGACATCAGTCGGTTCCAGCGGCCCTTGATCGACGAGGTTCGGTGCAGCCGGCACCGGGCTAGGCGGCTCAATAAACTCGTCTGCGACCTGCGTCTGTGTCTCCGGCTTCGCTTCCTGCGGCTTCAGCAGATCGTCCAGCATCGCCATCGGCGATAGCGGCTTCTCGCCCTCGCTCTCCTGATGCTGCCCGAGGATCTGGTCGAGAATGGCGAGTGGGATGCCCTCCGGCTCGTTCGGCCGCAGCGTGACGTGCAGCGAACTATCGTAAAACCCCTCTTGCGGACCACTGCGGCCCCCGGGGCTACGCAGGCCAGACGAGTAGCCCCCGGTCGCCTTCGCGTATTCCGCCGGGCTCGGGCGCTCAAAGTTCTTGCCGAAGGACCGGAAAGCCTCGTCCTCGGTCTTGGTGCTGCGCAACGCCCGCAACGCCGCCGCCTCCGGCCCAAGCATCTCGTCGGCGGCGAAGGAGAACTGCTGCGGGATTGATGGCGAGCGACCGTAATTCTGGAACAGCGATGTCTTGCGTGGCCCAAGCCATTGACCGATGCCGTAGGCGCCGCTCGTCGGATTGGTGATGGTCGGGTTAAGCCCGCTCTCGACGTTCTGCATCCATCGAACGGCGCCGCGCGCCTGCTCCGGCGTCAGACCCAGCCTGGATGAAAAATAGTTGACGCCGTACTCGAACGGGTCGGCCATGTCATTCCTTGTCGGCGGCGCCCAGCACCGACTCGGCCCGCTTCCGCTCACGCTCCGCCAGGTCGTCGAACTGCTTGGCGAGGGCGTCGCGCGTCTGCTTGTTGGCGCCGCTCGTGGCGTTCGGCCCGTTGTCGATGACCGCGATGCGCTGCCGGATGTCGTTCATCTGTCGGTGCATCTCGGAAAGCGCCAGCTTGCTCTGCCCATCGGCCCGTGCCAGCGCCCGCTGGTAGCGCTGCTCGCTGATCCGCGCCTCAAAGCGTTTCTGCACGCCAGCCTGCCCGGCCGCAGCCGTGGCGGCCCGGGTATCCTGCCCGCGCACCGTCACGTCCCGCTGCGCACCCCGATCGGCGCTGGTCATGTCCTGCCCGCGCCTTCTGGTGCTGTCGGTTTGCGCCGCCAACTGCCGGCGGGTCGCGTCACCCATTAAATATTTCATCATGCCGGCAGCGGTCTGCTGCTCTCGCAGTCCGCCCTGCGCCAGCTTGACAAGTGTTTCGGTCGCGCCAAGCACCGAGGAGTCATCGGCATCGGGCCTGATCTGTTTGATGCGCTGGGCGATCGCCACCGGGTCGACGTGCCGGAACATTTGCAAATAGGCTGGCATGTCGTCGAGGGTGATGCCCGCGCTATCGGTTGATGATGTCGAGGCCCCGCTTGACGCTGCATCGGGGATTGCGCTGGCCCCAGGCGCCGCTGACGGGGCGCCGCCACCTCCGAATTGGCGTTGATATTCCTCCGGGGAATATCCCTTTTGCAGCCCGTCAGCCCCGATGCGTGGAAGCCCGTCGTCCTGCGGTGGCGTAGCCGAAGGCGACGGTTCCCGTTCGGCGTCGGGGCTGAGAACCGGCACACCCATCGCCGCCCCGCGCTCCTGCGCATAAGCCTGCGACTCCGGATCGTCATCCAGCGGCATGACCCCGGTGGGCTTGCCGGTGTTGCCGCTAAGGGGCGGCGGTGCCGATGGCGCGCCCATACCCGCCTGCGGAAACGAGGGCATCTGCGGTGAGCCGCCGCCCGGGGCCGGCAGCGTTTGCCCGCTAATCGGCGTCGTGGGCATGCCGGGAAGGCCACCCCCGCCGCCTCCGAAGCCGGGGATGCCGCCGGCCGACAGGGCCTGACCAGCAAGCGCACGCTCGCGCAGCGTTCGCTGGAGCTGGTCGAGCGCCATCTTGGTTTGCATCTGCCGCAGGGCAGATTCCTGCTGCCGCTGATACTGCTCGGCGAACTGGCCAAGGCCGGCACCGAGCGCCCCGAGACTGAATGCCATCGCTACCTCACGACAACGCGAGCGCCGGCAGCGCCGACATCAGCCCGCCCCCGCCGCCAACGTCCGCCGCCCCCATGCCGACCGTGCTGCCGAGAGTATCGAAGCCGGGCATCGCCGCCGCCCCGGTCAGGCCGCTAGACAAACCCGACCCGCCGCCGAACAAGCCCCCTCCGCCGCTCAACATCCCGTTGTTCCCGAACAGGGTGTTGGCCCCCGAGAGCGCGCCGCCGAGGCCCCGCGCGGTCTGGTCGAAGCCCATCTGCCCGAGCTGACCCGAGATGCCGGAAGCGCTTTGTCCGAGACCCATATACTGCATCATGTCTTGCATCACCTGCTGCGGCAGGACGAACTGGTTGTTGCCGATTTGGGTTGCCCCGGTAAGCTGGTTTTGCAGGTTGCCGAGGCCGGTCAGCGCATTGCCGGCGATCCCGGCCCCGGTCTGGTACGGCAGCCCCGCGAACCCGGCCATCTGGTTGCCGATGTTGGAGGACAGCGCATCGGCCTGCCCAAGCCCCGAGCTTACGCCGCCGAGGAGCGAGGGGAAGGCCGAGGCCCCGAGCGCGCCGGCCTGATTTTGCGATTTTAGCGCGTTCAGCACGTTGCCGATCTGGCTCATGTAGGTACTCGACGGCAGCGCGGCAGAGCCCGACGAGAGCGCCGAGGCGCCGGTGAATTGCGGATCGGCCGCCTGCGCGCCCGCAGTCTGCCGCCCGAGCTGCTGGTTCTCCCAGTTGATGCCGAAATTGCCGAGGGCGTTAGCCGTGGTCGAGGCCCCGTAGGGCGAGCTGCCGAGCCCCGACATCGCGTTGGCCGCGGCCGAGGTATCGGTGATCCGCTGCTGCTGCTGGTTGCGCAGCGCCGATTGCGGGTCGAATGCAGACTGCATGATGCCGCTGCCGGCATTGTACATCTGCCCGGCGCCGCCCTGGCCGTAGGTCGCTCCCTGCTGCGCCCCCTGCATCGCCTGGTTGAAATACGGGTTGTTGGCGGTTTGGTTGACCGCCTGCCCGTACATCGGGTTGAAGGCGTTTTGCATCAGCGGGTCGAGGTAGTTCAGCCCCGACCCGGCCCCCGCCGCTAGCCCCGGAATCTCGCCGGCGAATTGCGGGTACATCGAGTTGAAGAAGTTGCCTGCCGCGCTGGCCCCGCCGAGCGCATTGCCCGACAGCGTGTCGAACGCCGTCGGTGCGCCGCCGCCGAGCGAGCCCGTCAGGAACTGGCTGACCGCGTTGTAGCCGCCGGGGTAGAGGCTCTGCGCCTGCGGGTAGGCCCACGCGCCCGGGGTGCCCGCGCCACCGTTCATCGACATGCCAGCGAGCGGCCCGATGATGTCGCCGAGCTGCCCCGCGACCGCGCCTTGGCCTGGCGGGCTAAATACATTCGCTGTGGAGCCGCCTCCGCTGCCGCTCGATCCCATTGGCCCCATCAGATCACCTCAGTCGAGCAGCTTCCAATATAGGGTCGCGCGGGGATGATAGCCCAAATGCAGCAGGAAGGGCAGCAACGAGCGCTGGCCGTCGTGCGCCATCACGTAGCGCACCCCGAGCGCGCGCAACCCGGCCTCCGCCGTCTTCCACATATGCAGCCCGATCCGACCCGGCGTGTCCCGGTAGGCCGGCGCCAGATAGTGCCCACCATCGAGCGCGGAGAGCGTGTCGGCGTAGTTGTGGTGCGGGCCAATGAAGAACGAGATGAAGCCGGCGAGCGTGCCGTCGACCCGCGCGGTCCACAGGCGATAGGCGCCCTCTGCCTCCATCCTCGCGAGACGGTCCCAATCGGGCTTTACCGGGATCACGTTGCGCAGAGGCGACAATTCCTCGACGTAGGCCCGGATCAGGTCGGCGGCGTTCGGCTCGGCCAGGACGGTCGCCAGCTTTTCCCAGCCATACGCCGTCTTCACATCAGCCGGCCGGGGTAATGACGACGGTCGGCGCCGAGGGGAGGGCCGCGCCAGCGGGGGCGGGCTCCGCCACCTCAACGACGTGCGTCCCGCTCGGCAGCGGCTGCACGTCGGCCACCTGCATCTTATCCGCCGGGGCCGGCACATTGATGACGCTCGCCCCGGCCGGCACGTCCTGCGGCGCGGGCACCGAGAGCGGCGCGGAGAGGCTCATCTTGCCGTCCTGGTGCGGCCACGCCCAATGCGCGAGGCCGGTGCCGATCATGCCGAGGACGATTACCAACTGCTGCTGCAAAGCGGGGTCGTTCAGCACCTTGACGCCGAAGCTGCTGGCGATGCTGGCGATCAGCGTCACCAGCGCCCCGAGAACCACGGGCGAGAGCAGCGGGTTCGTCGTGTAGGTGATCTGTGCGGGCGGCGGTTGATCGGGCATTAGAACCTTCCTCGGCCCAGGAGTAGGTAGATGACCAGTATCACCAGCAGGATGCCCCCGATTCCGAAGCCGCCGCCGTAGCCCCATTGGCGATAGCCGTAGCCGCCGCCGAACAGCAGCAGCAGCACGATGACGATAAGGATGATGTCCATCAGGCCCCCGGCTTGGCGATCCACGCCTGGTTCATCATCGCATAAACGTGCTGCAATGTCGTGCTGGCATGGTTGCCCGCGCTGTCACCGTCGTAATGCGACCTCCCGCCGTTCTCCGGGTCGGGCAACGAGGCCCACTCGCAGGACAGGAGATGCGCGAACCCGACGTGATCGAGCTTCCCGCGCCACCACAGCTTATAGCCGCGCCCGACCATCAGATCGACCGCGAACTCATCCTGCACCGCCGGGGTGAACAGCGCTGTGTCGGGCATCCCGTGCTTGCCCTGGAGGCCCTTCAGCGTGCCGCGCAGGAACTGATAGCGGCCGATCGCCGTCGAGCGCGGGTCGTGGTTCAGCATCCCGGCCTGGAAGGCGTAAATCTCGGCGAGGTTCTTGGTGGACAGGTCAACAGCCGAGTGCGCGTGCCCGAAATAGGCGTTGTAATTGCCGTCGCTCTCGCCGACCGGGTTGCCGAGCTTGTCGCCCCACACGCCCCCGGCGATGAAGTCGAGGATGATGTCGGTGCAGTCGTCCTTGCCCGCATAGCTGCTCATGCTTCCCTGTCCCTCTTCTCCGCCGCCCTGCCGCGCGCCTCGCCCTCAAGCCCCGAGCTTTTCGCCGTCGCCGCGACCAGAGCATCCTTCATCGAGTTGGTCGCGATCTCGATCTTTCGGATGTCGTCGCGAGCCGTCAGAACCTGCCCCCGCAGCCGGCGCAACTCCGCGACGGCATACACGCACGCGCCGAAGAACATCATCGCCTGGGTCGCGATAATGAGCCACGGCAGGACGGATGGCGAGGGCATCAACTGAACTTGAGATGAGACAGCATGAACCCGATGACCGCGACCATCGCCGCGGTAGCGCCGACGATCAGGCAGAATTTCTGGATAAAGGCACCCATCCCCTGCCGCTGCGCCTGCTCGGTTATCAGCGCGGTCAGCTTGCCCTCGAAGCGCTCGACCGTCGCGTTGATCGTCGCCAGCCACTCCAGGCACTTCTGCTCGCTGATGCTGATCTTCGTGACCTCGTTGCTGATCGAGTGGATGTGGCTTCCGATACGGTTCAGATCGGCCTGGAGGCCCGTCACCTTCGTTTCGACCACGGCGATCCGTTCGCCGGCGGCGGTGGTTGTGCGGGACTGGCCTGCATCGCCTTGGGGCACCGCCCCGCCCTCCTCGTCCATGTTCGTCAGCACTTATCCCCGCTGCCCTTAGGGCGAGAACGCGGCGCTGCATTCCCACGCCGTCGTCGGCTGATTATACGCGCAAAACTTCTTGTTCGTGCTGTCCCACACAATTGCCGTGCGCCCCGCCGCCGCGCTCGCCGGCGCGCCCGTTGGCGGCCCTGTCATCGTCGGGATATAGAGGAATGGATCGGTGCTGTTCGTCGCAATAGCGGTCGGGGACGACGCTAAAACACCACCCGTTGGTGTCAATAACAACGGGGTGATAGCTGAGGAAAAATCCCCCGCGACCGCCGTGTTTACCTGCCAAGCAACGGTTCCGACATTACTTACTGTCTTCCGCCACAGGCCCCCGGCCGATATGGAAACCCCTGTATTGGTCAGCCTCTGCTGCGGCGCCGCATTCGAGATGTAGTTGTTGCCGATCCCGTCCACGATAAACCCGGGGCTACTCCACGCAGTGCCGGAAAACGTGCTCGTGGAGAAATCAATACCTCCGGTGTAGGCCCCGAGGAACGCCTTGATTAGCGTCCCGCCGGTGTTGACGAGATTGTGTCCTCCGACGGGGGAAAAGGCGATGCCTGTCTTGGTTCCGACCGAGGCTCCGGCCCGCGAAAACATTAGTCCGGTATCGTATGGTCCCAACGCCGACACCGCGTCGTTATGGTTGGAGGTCAGAGCAAGAATCCACTTGATGTAGGGTTGCGAACCCGCCTCCGCTGTCATGCTAAATTCAGCAGATCCCATCAGCATCCCGGTCGAGCCAGAGGCCACGCTCGATTGCGCCCCCAGGCCCTTCACGCTGCCCTTCCACCTGTAGACCAGATTCCCGGCGCCTGCTGCCGACCCCACTCCAGTCGACAAGGTGATGACGTTGCCTACCGGAGCCCCGGAAACTGTATTCGTGCTAACCGTTCCTAGGTCGGTCACTATTTGCAGGTTTTTACCGTCCACAAATCCGGTGGAATCAACGACGGTAATCGTCATGTCGCCTGGGTTTGCGGGCGCCGCCAGGGTCGTGTCAACGCCTCCCTCGCCACCGGCCGCCGTCGCCCTGCCGGTTCCGAACATTCCGACGTAGCTCGGGCTCGCTTCGTCAATGTCGGAAACTGTGGATCTTATGTCCTGAAGCGCCGCGAAAATGCCTCCGTACATCCCATTTATGCCGGAAAGTGGCACGCCGTTGGTCTGGTGCAGCACGTAGAACGCCTTTAGGTCGGTCTGCACCGGGGCGGCCGTCACCAGAGTAAAAAGCACGTCGTCGGTAGCCGCACCCGGGGGCGCGAGGATGCCGATCCTCATCTTCGCCCAGGGGAAGGTCGGGTTTGCCGCGTTCCCCAAAAGGAAATTGTCGTTGATGTCGTGCCGCAGCGCGTTCTCGCGGGCGATGAACTGAGAGGGGTCCTGCGGCGCGATGATGTCGCGCAGCATGTGCGGCGGGTCTGCCCGCGCCTGCGTCGCCAGCATCAGCAGAACCACTACCGCTCGCAATAAGAAGTGCATCACTTGGGTGTCTCGGCTGCCTTCAGCTTCACCTCGGCGGCGTCAGCCCGGGCCTTTTCCTTACGGTACGCCTCGACCAAAGCGGAAAGCGCTTCCGCGACGTTCTGCTGCCCGGTCTGCGCCGCCTGCCATTGCCGCGAAAGATTCGCCTCCACCGGATCGGCCTTCGGGGCGTCCTGCCCCGACGCGGTGCCAGCCATCAGCAGGACAGGGACGATCGCCCAGTGTGCGCCGCTCAAAACCCCCACCACGCCCTCTGACCGCTGGTGATGTAGGAGCGCTGCGCTGCCGTCGATGCCACCGCATCGAGGAAAAACGCCTCCAGAAAATCGCAGGTCGTCGACGCTGCCCCGACCAACTGAACGACCCCGGCCACGGTGCTGCCGGTGATGGTCCCGGTCCCCTCCACACCGTCCAGGCTAAAAACCGACGAGGCTCCGTTTATAACCGCCACCCCGGAATGCCAGGCGTTGTCATTCGCGACCGCGCCGATGATGCCAGAGTTGCTAAGTGCCGACCATTGGTTGGCAATCGCACCGGCAGATCTTATCCGGTTCCCCGTCCCGGCATTCGACTTGATGAAATCACACTGTCCGGTGCCGGTCACGCGGTTGGCGACCACCGCCAGCGAGATAACCCCCGTCGTCGGGGTGAAGGTGGCCGCCGTGTTGAGCACCTGCGCGGCGGTCGTTTGCAGGCATGGCGATGTGCCGAGGCAGTTGAACACCAGCGCGGGCCGGTTCGCGTCCGTCGCCTGCGTGACGTTGGACGTGTTCCCGCTCTGGTCGTACATCGTGACGACCTTGCAGGTGGTGGCGTTGCAGAAAGTCGTCGCCGTCGCGGTGTCAAGCGCGCCGGTCGAGGTGAACCCGATATCCGTCACCGTGCTGTCGCTGGCGCGGACGATGTTGATGAGCTTGTTGGTCGAATAGCTGGTCAGGAGGCGACGCAGCGAGTAGGCCCGCGTCACCGTGCCCAGGCCGTCAAGGGGGTAGCTTGTCGCGGCCGTTCCGGCGAAGCGCGATATTTCTTGCGCGCCCGCATCAAGCGGCAGCAAGAGCAGCGCCAGCAGGGCTGCGCGGAAGATCACCCGACGATCCATACCGTGCCGTTGCAGATTACCGGAGCGACAGCCGCGCCGCCCGCTGCGATCGTTGCCAGCGCCACCGGCACGAGTGCGTCAGTCACGATATACATCGCGCCCCGCGACCCGGCGTTGCAGACCGGCAGCGCGCCTACCGTCGTGCTGGGGCGCACCGGGGAGGCGGCGTTGGAGCTGACGCCCATGCTCTGCGCGTGGGCCAGCAGCGGGAGGCAAATGGCCGCCGCCAGGGCCAACCGGCCAATCATCACGTCGTCCTCGCCTTGAAGAAGGCCGTCGCCGAGACCGTTTTGTTGAAACAGCCCGTCGTTGAGAAAACCGCCGTCGCCCCCGTCGAGTATCGGTCAGGCGGACCCGAGCCAAACGACAAAGCGACGGTGGAGTTGGCCGCCACCTGCACGCACTCGACAGGCGTCACCGCCCCATCAGCAGGCGCTGACGTGGCGTTGAAGGTCATCAGGAAGCCCGCCGATGCCCCGGCGGTGACGTAGATGCTCCACAGATTGCAGGCGGCGGCGCAGAAGACGTGGCTGCCCTCGGCCGAGGCCGAAACCACAGGGACGATACCGGCGGCGGATGCCGTCGTGGGGTTGATGTTGACGCCGTTTGTCGTCACCGGCGTCGTCTGGTCGATCCCGAACTTGCCCGCGATCGCCGACCCAGCGCCGAGCGCGAATGTCGCCCCGGTTCCGGGCGCGATGAAGACCGGGTTGCCAACCGCATTGAGCGCGCCGCCGATCGCCAGCGTGACCGGCCACGCATTGCCAACCACGGCAGGGGTGCCCTGGTTCGCCGTGGTCGTGCCGCTGACCGTGCCGTTGACCTGCACAGTGCCATCCGGGCCGACCCGGATGCCAACAAGCTGCCCGTTCGTAACGGTTGGCGGAACAGTATGGTACTGGCCGCCGACGAGATTCGGCGTCAGGTCTTGCGCCGGCGCCGCCCCACAGACGACCAGGGCGGCTAGCAGGAACGGGAGGAGGCGACTCATTTCTTGCCCTTCCGCTTGGCCGGTTTCTTCTTGACCGGAGGCCGCCCGACGGCCCCGGCCAAGCCGCCCGACGTGTTCATGGCCCTACAGATCGGCCGAGAAGGTAAGGATCGAGCCGCCAGCCGCGCCCGTCAGGGTGCAGGTCTGCCCGGCGGTCAGGGTCGCCCCGGTGGTCGCTGTCAGGTTCGCCAGGCGCGTCGTGTTTCCGCCGGTCGTGACCGCCAGGAAGGGCGTCGAGAGCACCGTGTTGGTGACGACGTGCGTCACAGTCCATGTCGTATTCGCCAACGCTGTCCCGGCCGCGGCAAAGGTCGGCGCGGCCCGCATCTCGACCGGGTGCGGGATCGAGAGGATGCAGGTGGTGGTGCTGGCGCCCTGGCCCGCGGGACTGACCGAGATCGAGGCCGCCGGCTCCGTGATCTGGTAATAGTAGCGCTGCGCCTCCTCCAATTCGAACGAGCCGGCGAGGAATTGGTAATTGCTCGGCGCGACCTGATTGGGGCCGAGGGCCTCAAGCTGCGCACCCACGAAGGCGAAGCCATCGGTAGCGCCCGATCCCGTTGCGGCCGGCGTGAAGCAGAGCGAGATTGATCCTTCTTGCATGTCGTTCGGCATCAGCACCGGCGCCGAGTAGATGCGGCTCCACGCCGCGGTGGTGCCGAGATCCCATGAGGGGCTGCCGGCCCCGGCGGTCAGGGTGTTGGTCACAAGGCCGGTGAAGGCCGGGGTCACGGCTGGGGCGGCGGTCAGGGTGGCCATGCCCTCGTCAGCCGAGGTGCCGGTCGCCAGCACCGCGAACACCGTGCCGTTGACCGCGGAAAGTCCCGCGAGCGGCTGGACGTAGGCCGAGAACATCACCCGCTGGCCGCGCATCGCGACGGCGCGGCCTGACGAGATCGCCTGCATCGCGCATTGCGCCTGGGTCGTGACGCCGGCCGATCGCCAAATTTTCATCGTCCGCAAAAAGCCCTTCGGCGGCGAGGGAGTTGCGGTGATGACCTGCCCGTGGTTGTTGCCGGCCGCGATGTTGCTGTCGGCGCACCAACGATCGGCAACGTAGTTGGTGACACCGCAGCCGCCGATGGCGACGCCGCCGGTCGTATCCGCCGTGCCGCGCTGGCTGATGTTCATTGCCCCGTTGGCGAGGAAGTTGCCACTGAGGGCGCCACCCACCGGGTCGCCGATGCCAACCGTGTTCTGGTTGATCGACTGAATGATCCCGTTCAGCGTGTTAATCATGTTGCCGGGGTCGAGCGGCCCCCGGATCGTCGGCACCGAAGCGGCGCCAGCGACGACGCTGCCGAGCGCGAGGCCCACCGCGAGAGAGATCGAGATAACCCGCTTCATATTAAGCCTCCTGCCGAGTGCCGCTCATATACCGGATTGCGCCCGGAATAACCATTGGATACGCTAGACCCGCGAGTAGGTGTCGGGGGACGCCCTCTCGCTTGAGCGTTGGGGAAGAGAGGGGCCGGTCTTCGGATCGGCCCTTTCCTTTAGTACGTCACGGTCTTGACCGTCGTGAGCCATGCCGAGAACGCCTGTTGCCGCAAGGTACGCGCCGCCGCAATCGCCGTGGCGCCGGCAGCAAAGGTTGCCGCCCGCGCCTGCGGGGTGCCGCATGCCGCCGCTATCGCCGCCGCGTGGGTGTTGTCGAAGCCGGCATAGAAGTTCGCCTGCCAACAGACATCGTTGAGTTGCGTCGCCGGGGTCAGTTGCCCGGCGTGGGCCGGCAATGCCACCAGCATCAGGACGAGCGCCAGGGCCTTCATTAGTATGTCCCGGTGTTGCATACGCCCTGGATCTCGTAAGTCAGGCCAGCGCCCAGATTGACCCCGCCATTGTCCCACTGGAGAAAGAAGCCGTTGGCCGTCTCGAACCCGCTGCCCCAGAACGTGGACGGCGGATTGCCGGCAACGATCGGCTCCCATTGCCCGGTGCCGTTGGCGCGGGTCCACGAGCAAAGACCGTTGAGCAGGTAGGCGGTCTTGCGGCCGAGATAGACGAAGCCGGTATTGCCGATCCCGGCCCCAGCGGGAGAAAGCTGGATCGCGATCCCATAGGCGCTGCTACGGCTCGACACGCCGACCGTCCCCGATGCCCCCAGGTTGTTCGCCGTCAAGACCTGCGGGCACCCGGCCGAGCCACCGATGCAGGGAATACTGTCAACCGCCTGGTAGCGGCTGCCGTCGGCGATGATCCCCTGCGTCCCCGGCCATACGGTCGGCGGGGTCGCCACGTTCATGACCGAGTTGCCGCCGAGGTAGAAATGCGCCCCGGTCATCGGCGCGCCGCCGCCCGAGTTGTCGTCCACCGCCGGATTGCCCGACAATTTTATCAGGCTGCCCGTCTCGGCCAGGAACAGAAAGCCGCCGGTGAACGTGGGCGAGTTTTTGATCCCGACAGTCGAGTCCGCGGCGAACCACGAGTTAGCGCCGACGTTGACGCCATACACGCCAGCGTTGCCGCCGAGGACCAGGGCCTGCGCCCCCGACCCCGCCGACACGTAAAGCCCACCCTGCTCCTCCATCGCGATCAGATTGCCGGTCGCGTCGAGCAATTCCACGTCGGCGTCGATGTACATGATCGCGCCGCTCTGGACGAAAAGATCGCTCTGCGTACAGGCGCCGCCGCCGACATCGGCCTTGACCGCGAGGTTGCGCAGCGACACCTGGGCCATGTTGGTCGCCAGGATCGTGTAGCAGAAGGAGTTGCCCGAGATCAGCGGGACGCCCCGAATGATCGTGGCATTCGGGCCGACCTGGAGGGGCGATCCCTGGCCGCTCAAGACAAGCTGCGGCATCGAGACATTGGTGATGAACGGCGGGTTGCCGACCGTGCCGACGCTGTAGCCGGCGAAAGAGATATTCTCGTTGAAGGTGCCGGTGCCGATGTTGATGACGACATTGCCCTGCTTCGCGTCGGTCGCGAGGGCAACCGCCAGCGCGTGGTTGATCGTCAGGCACGGCCCATCGGCCCCCGTCACCGTCGCGGCGGCGCAGTTGTTGCTGTCGCTGCCGGCGGTCGAGACGTAGTAGTTGATGTCGGTGAAAAGCCGGGTCGAGGGCGGAACCGCGGCGTTGATGCAGTTGCGCAACGCGGTCCAGTTCGCATTCGCCTGGGTCGGGTCGATCGTCGTGCCGGGGCTGAAAACGAACGGGATGACCGGGCAGGTCGCCTCCGCCTGCCGAGCGCCCATCAGTAGGCAAAGCAGCCCGAAGAAGGCGGCGAGAACCGCATTACGGCGCATTGGGCAGCCCCTGCATCATGTAGCCAAGGATCTGATAGCGGAAATAAAGGTTGCCGATAACCATGCTGGCGCTCGAATTTCCCCGGATGTTGAAGATGCCCTGCTTGAACACCAGCGGCTGCGACCACGGCAGTTGCCGCTGCATGTACGCGCCCGAGGCCGGGCCGACGACGGTATAGCCCCAGATCCCGGTGCCCCACAGCGCCTGCGGCACATTCCACCCCGCCAGGGTCACGCCGTCGAGGTTCTGCCGCACCTCGTTCAGGAAATCGACCTGCACGCTCTCGGAGGGCGGCAAGGCAATCGCCAGCGCGCTCTCGATGACGGCGTTCTCGGCCATGCCGCCGGTATCGGGCAAGAGGCAGGTTTCAAATTCCCAATCGAGCTGCACCCCGGCCTCGGTGTAGACGGAGGTCGGCAGCTGCGTGTCGTCGGAGCGCGCCAGGACCGCGGGCCGGCCCGTTGGGGCTAACACAAAGGTGTTGCTCCAGTTCTGGATCTGGCTCGCCGTCGAGGTGTGCGGGCCGGTCCAGATGCCGCGCGTCGTGTCGTACCAGTATTCCGCGAAGCCGCCGGTCACGGGCACGGTGATGCGGATATTGCGCCCGTTGGCGGCGGCGCACATGCGGGAAGCCGGCAGCGGGCCGATGATCGGCGGGTTGGTCACGAGCAGGAACGGCCCGACCACGCCCGAGCCGTCCTGGCCGATCGGGTCCGATACCTGCGCCTGGAAATTGATGATGCGCAGGCCCTCGGGGCTGACGAAATAGAGGCCCTTGGTGCTGGAGCAGATCGTCAGCGGCGCGTGCGTGCCCGTGGCGACCGGCATCGAGTTCATCGAGAGGTTGCCGGTGGTCGGGTCGCCGGTGATCTGCTGCATCCCGCCGTCGCCCTGGAACACCACCAGCGCCTGCACGATGCCGCCGACCAGCGAGGTCAGCTGGAGTTCGCCGATCGCGGTACAGGGCAATCCGTTGCCGGGGATCAGTGCCTGCACCGCCGTTGTGTTGCTGACGATGCACGGCAGGAGCGCGTCGGAGAACACGATCCCGTCGTCACCGAGCGCGTACCACGCCCGCCCGTTCATCTGCCCGACCCCGACCGGGTTGGACGGCAGCGAGTTCGGCGAGGTATCGCCGGCGCCCCAGAGCGGGCTCGTCGCGGTGCCGCCGGCGATGGTGATCGGCGCGCCGTTGACCGAGGCGGTCAGGGCCGGGGTCACGGTGATCTGCGCGCCGGTGAAGGTCAGCTGCGAGTAGCCGGCCAGGAACGGCGGGTTCGACAGCGTTATCAAGGTCGGCGGCGTGCCGGCGCCCTTGGAGAGCAGCTTGGTCCCGGGCAGGATGCCGACCCCCGACACATCCATGCCTACCGAAAGGCCTCCCGGGTCCACGTAGGCAAGCGCGATATTGGTGCCGAGCGACAGGAACACCGTGACCACGGCGGTCGTGGTAAAGGCCGAGACGACTGACGTGTTCGGCGCGATGCCGGGGCCGGTCGATGTCACGCTCATCCCGGGCTGCACCCCGACGATCGACGGATTGCCGGATATGACGAACAGATCGGCGAAGGTGAAGGTCACCCCGTCGGCGCTCGCGGTCACGTTGTTCGACAACTTGACCTGCCGGCCGAGCGCCGCCAGCGGCTCGCCGACGATGCCGCCGCCGGTCGCCGGGACCGAGAGGGTGGCCGAGAAGGCGCCGCGGTTGATCGCGGTGATCGTCGTGTTGGCCGGGATGTCGCTGCCCTGCACCACCTGCCCGATATAGATGCCGGTCGTGTCGGGCACGCCGTTGATCGCCATATTGACGATGCCGGTCGTGCCGTTGGTATCGGCCGAGAAGGCAACGCTGACATCCTCCACCGCGTCGATGAAGGTGTTGGCCGGGATGCCCGCGCCGGTCACGGTGAAACCGATGTCGGCCGACCCCGGCAATGTCCCTGGGGCGAGGCCGACGATGTACGGCTGGTGCGTCGTATCGGTGTCGCCGATAAAGGTGCGCTGCTCGTCGAGGTTGCCGGTGGTGTCGAGCGTGAAGCCCGAGACATCGAACCAGCCGAACTTGACCGCGCCGCCCGGGAAGCCGGGGTGAGTGACGATGACCCGAGACCCGACCTTCTTCAGGATCGGCGGCACCCAATCGCCCGTCGTCGCCGGACTGACCGGCGTGTTTGCCAGCGTCGCCCCGGTGACGGGTTCGAACATGCCGGTGGTCAGATCGAGGGCGAACGGCTCATCGTGGCCGGGGAAGTGCGTGCTGGCGATCATGCCATACTCGATATTCCCCACGACCTTCGTCCCCGAGATGAAGCCGGGGGCGATGAAGCCGGGAAAATCGGTGATGTCGGTGTAGGCCGGGCGGCAGACCCAAGTGCCGAGCGTGCGCGGGTTGGGGATCATATTGACCAGCCGCGCCATCGCTCCGCGCTGCGCGTTGGTGCCGTCGACCGCATCGCTCAGTGTGCGTCCGACAAAGCTCATCGGCTGGCTATTGCGGAGCGAGGAGGCCACCTACCACCCGGCGATCTTGGTGTTACGCGCCCGCGAATACGGGGTGCCCCCGCCATAGGTGCGTGGATCGAGCTGAATCTGCTGCGCGCGGTTGGTCTTGTCGTCGCTCAACTCCAGATATTTCTGCAACCGGCGCATCGCCCGGGCGGTCATCTGGTCGGAGCGGGCGTCGTCGCTGATCTCGGTCAGGCGCGAGGCCGTCTCCAGGATCAGGTAGCCCTCGTCGGGGAACCACGGCACCGCGTTCAGATCGACGATCGGCGGCATCTGGCGCTGGTAGCGGATCGTCACCGGGTAGGTGCCCAGCGGCGGCGGGTAAGCATAGCCGACGGGCGGGATGCCGAGGAAGACCGAGGCTTGCGCGATGGCGATGGTCGGCGCACGGCTCAGCGCCGCGGCGCCGCCCTCGAACACCAGATCGGTCCCGGTCGCCGAGCCCAGCGTCGGCTGCGACAGGGTGATGCTGGTGCCGCCGCCGGGGATCGCCGCGACGTAGGTGTAGAGCGGGATCAGCGCGCCGCGCACCGGCTGGCCGACCACGACGCCCACCGTTGAGGGGATGTTGTCGATGAGCGTGCTGCTGTGCGCGTCGCCGGTCGTGACCAGCGAGAACCCGGCAACTCCCGTAATCGTCGTGCCGGGCAAGATCGCGTCGCCCGCGATCGAGAGGCCGCCCGACAGGCGCGACACATCGTTGAGGCCGACCAGCGCGCCGCCGCCGAGGATCGCGGTCTGGGCCGAGACGATGCGCTGCGAGAGCGGCCCGCCCATGTCGGTCGCCCACAACTCCGGCAGGCTCTGGTTGGGGAACTGAGGGTAGCCGTCGAACTCGGCGAGGTCGATCGGCGTCATATACATCGGCTGACCGGAGGGGAAGGCCGGGGTCGGATAGAGATACCACGCGCTGCGCGAGGCGCCGGTCGAGCCCGACGAGCCCGAGGTGCGCAGGTAATCCAGCGGCAATGGGTAAGGGCCGCTGCCGTACATCGTCGCCAGCGTGGGGTTAAAATTGAAGTTGAAGGTGCCTCGCGCCAGGGCAAAGTCGTAGTGCTGGCAAAGGTCGGAGAGGACCGCGTTGAGGTTTTGCAGCCCCTGCGTGACGTAGCCCGGGACCTTAGCCCGCTGCCCGGCCTCCGCGATGATCTGCCCGGCTGTGAGCATCCATCATTCCGCCGCGAGCCGAATGTCGGTTACCGGGAACAGCTCGGGCGGCTCCTTGCCGGCGATGATCGCTTGCAGGTACGCGACCATGCGTTCGTCCTGCACGATCTGGCGCTCAAGCTGCATGATGCGCTGGTCGAACTGCGCCACCGCCATGACATCGACCTGCGTCGCCTGCGCCTGGTTGCGGCGGTTCTCGCTCATCCGCAGGACGTGCATTTCCTGGGTCGCGACCGCCTTCGCGCGCTCCTTGTGCTGCTGCGCCAGCATCTGCTTGGCACCGTTGAGGCTGAGTTGGGTCAACGGCAGGTCGAAGATCGCCTTCCGCCGCGCCGCCGCTCCGCCGATCCGGTCGAACAATTCGTCGAGGGCGAGGCGGTCGATGGTCGAGTCCACTCCGATCTCGTAGGCAATGCCCTGCCCGTCGCCGAGTTGAATCTGATACGTCACCTTCATGCCGGGGATAGCGGTCGCCGGTACGCTGAAAGTCTGATCGCTCACGCAACCCTCATCATGCTGTCCATGCCAAATTCCGAGATGTTGCGGCGCAGGTGATGCAACCGGCCGCGACCCTCGAAGTCCATCTCGTGCTGCCGCAGGCGGTACAGCATCTCGCGGCAGGAGAGCCACTCGGCATAAGTCGTCGTGACCTCCTGCCCGTGGTAATAGGTCCGCCCGTCGATCTTCAGGCCCTCGTCGGCGGTGCCGCCGGTGTCAGCCACGAAGGGCAGATTGACCTGCCACTTGACCTTGCGGTTGTTGCGCTCGCGCAACGCCTGTACCTCGGCCTGCTCCTTCGGCACCAGCCCGGCATCGGCGCGGGCCATGCCCAGCGCCTTCTCGGCCGCCTGCTTCTGCAACTGCGCTCGCCGCTCGTCCTTGGCCTTCTTCTCCGAGGCGGCGAACACGGCGCGCAATTCTGCGTCTTCCAGCAATTCGCGCGTCTCGTCGGAGAGCGAGGCGAGAAACACGTCGTAGCGCGAGACGGGCTCGGCCACCGGGGGCGGCTCGTCCTCGACCATTTCCGGCCCGGCGTCCTCCCGGTCCCAAGGGGTGACGATCGTCTCGACCGGCACTTCCTCGACCACGTTCGGGATCTGCATCGGGTTGAACGGGGCAAGCGTTGCCTCCGCTGCTGCCTTCTTGGCGGCCCAGCGCTCCCGCTGCTTGCGAGCATGCTCGGCCCGCTTCTCTTCGGACATTGGCATACGTAGTTTCCCTTACACGAAGGCCCAATCGACGCCGGCAATCGCCCGCGCCGAGACGAGAACCGGCCAGCCGGTTACGTCCCAGGCGATGACATCACCCGGCAACAGCAGCAGCGAGCCTCGGTTCGGAATCCAGAGTTTGCCCTCCCGTACCACGCCGCCGATCCCGAGATTGGCAGCGTGGTCGTGCGCGACATTCTGATCGTCGAGGATCGCGTAATTCGCGGTCGCCAGATCGGCCGGCAGCAGCACCGCCTGATCGCCCGACCAGGTGATCGCCGCCAAGGTGTTCGATGCCGTGGTTCCGGCAGTGCCGACAGCCATCAGGGGTTCTCGCTCTTTGCTGTATCGAATGCCCGGCCGATTTCCCGGTCGAGGGTTTCCCGAAACTGATCCGAGACGAGCCGCACGATATTGGAGGCCACCTTTGAAACGATCATGTCTTCCGGTAGATCCTCGAAATAGCCGCAGCCCGTCCACACGGGGGTCGGGCCGATACGTCCACCGTTCGACCGGACGCGGAAGGCCCATTCCACGATGAACTCGCCGGACTGCAAAACCTGACGGTTCTCGTCGGCGATCGCGAATTGGGACGGGTCGGCCATTAGGGATTTCCCCCGATGCCGGTTAGCCAGCCCCAGCGGCGACCCTTGACCACATCCTGTATCGTCATGTCAGCCACCCCGAAGGAATCCGCTATGCTCCGGAACGTCGCGCCCCCGGCGCGCATCGACAATATCACGGGAATATCCCGCTCCCTAAGCTTGCTGCCGCCGTGTTTCTCACCGCGGGAAATCACCGGTTTCCAGTTGCCATTCGCGGACCTGTCACGAGCGTTCTGTGCGGAAGTCCCGTAATAGAGGTTCTCCGGGCAGTTTCTTGTCTTGTTGTCGTCCTTATGCAGAACCAACATCCCGGGCGGACGCGGCCCCAGAAATGCGGCCGCCACCAAATGGTGCAGCCTCTTCTGGGCCTTATTGCCGTCTGCGTCGGTCAAAACCACTCTCCAATACTCCTCGCCCCAGACGATCGGGCGCAGTAGCCGCGGCTTCCTGACCCTCGTTTTCCCGCCGCGAGCCCCAACTCGCCGAGGAAGCGACCTGATTTCCGCGAGATCGCTTACCTCATAGAACTGCTCGTAACCAACCACCGGGCGCCACTCAGCCATCGTCCCCTCCCAAATATAGGAGGGGATTATACCCTAGGGCGAGCCGCTATTCCAGGCGTTGATCTCGGCGAGCGTCGCCGCGTCGATGATCGGCGTGCCGGTCGCCCCCGCGATGTTGTTGGCGGCGTTGTTGAGCGCCGTCAGGATATTCGCCAGCGTGATCGAGCCGGCGGTGCCGGGCACCTGCTGCGAGGTTTGGAAGCGCTTGGTCTGCGCCACCGCCGTGTCGCCCGCCGTCAGCCCCTGCCCATAGGCCGGGTCGTTGGCGTTGAGGCCGCCCATCAGCGCCGTTCCGGTGCCCCGGCCGACGTAATCGATGTCCACATAAACCCGGACCCGGTTTGCCATAAACTGTTTCCTTCTCAAGCGCCTTCTGCTACAATTCCCATATCGTAGCTGGAGGGGAAATTGTGGAAAAGGTATGTAGAGATTGCGGCGAGACGAAGCCCACGACCGAGTTTTTCAAGGCCACCGGATATAAGGACGGCCTCGCGATCCGATGCAAGCCCTGCTACATGACGCAGCAGGCCCGATACAAGATGCGGCCGCCCCGCGCGCAGACGCCAGAGGGGATGAAGCGGTGCACCCTGTGCAAGCTGACGCAGCCGGTCGAGGCGTTCACCAAGAACAAGGGGCACCACGACGGGCTTGACCGCGCCTGCAAGACGTGCTGCGCGGCGCGCAATGCGGCCTACGGCAGAGCCAACCGCGAGCGGCTCAACGGCAAGCAGCGCGAGCGGTACGCTGGGGACACCGAGCGTTATGCCGACTACGACCTCAAGCGGCGTTTCGGCTTCTCGATGGGCGAGTATAACCTGATGATCAAGGCGCAGGGGGGTGTTTGCGCCATCTGCGCAAACAACGATCCCGGCTCTCGCACAAAGCGCTTCCATGTCGATCATTGCCACGATTCCGGCCGCATCCGTGGGCTGCTCTGTCAAAGCTGCAACAACGGTATCGGCCGGTTCCGGGACAAGCCTGACCTCCTTAGACTGGCGGCGGAATACTTGGAAAGAATAACCAAGTAATACGACTGCCGATTACGTCCACGTACCAGTGCTAGATGACGTACTCTCAATTCTTGCCATGAACTGCTGATTGAGAATGCACCATCCTTCCATATATTTATACCCAATCACTCTTAACTGATTGTGCGGGTCGCTCTTGTCGGCATTGTAGAGCCGGTTCCACTCGACGTTAACCAGCTTCAAGCAAGCGAATGCTTCCTTGCCGAAGATGAAGGTCGGGTAGACCGTCAGCGGCGTGGTCGGGGCGGCCGGCGGAATCTGGAACAGCCCGAGGCCGGTGATCGTCACGACGGTCGAGGGCGGGATCATGATCGCCTGCCCGGCATAGGGGCCGGTGGTCGGGCCGCTCGACGTGACACCGAGATTCTGCGGTGCCGCTGCCGCGCCGACGCCGACATAGATCGCGTAGGTGTAGCCCGGGGTCGAGGGGGTGGTGACGACGATGCCGCCATTGTTGACCGTGATATTGGCCGAGAGCTGGTAAATCTGGCTCTCGTAGAAATTCTGGTTGTCCCAGCCCGTGACCTGCACCGTGTAAGTGCCGTTGGTCAGCGAACCCACCGCGTCGGCGCCGTTGACCTGGGCGATGCCGGTCCAGTTCGGCAGCATGTTCGACGTGACGAACGTCATGCTGCCCCAGTAGCCGTGCTGGTTGGTGTAGAGCTTGACGTGATCGGAATACTGGTAGGTCTGCACCACCAGCGGATTGTTGCGGAAATCCTGCAAGGTCCGGGGGTCGCCGATCGCCACCAGATGCTCGGCCGATTTGGTCGAGGTCTTGTCGGCCTGGTTCACGTTGTAGTCGATCGAGCGCTGGATCGTCTCGCCGGTCTGCCCGTTCCAGAACGGCGCACCGACAACCTGGAGGTTGGTCGCGGTGCGGGTCACGGTCTGCGGGTCGAGGTTGTTGCCGGCGACGAGTGCGGCCCGGCTGCCGACGCTGGCGACGTAGTTGACCTGCGTCCCGGCCATCAGCGCGTTGTAGCCGTTGCGCTCCTTGGTTTCCGCCAACTGCATGCCGAGGCGCTCGCCGGCGATGCGCAGCAGATCCTGCTGGATGGCGATGGTCGCAACATCGGTGAAGACGATGCGGCCGGCCCATTGCAGGGCGACGCCGGCGACCTGCGTGAAAGTGAGCTGGTTCGGCGGCGGCGGCACGCCCTCGGCGATCGGGGCCTGCGCCAGCGGCAGGCGGTTCCAGCGGATCGCGGTCCAGACCGTGCCCCGGCCCTGCTCCAGCGTGCGCTTGTCGGCGAATTGGTAGAGGACGAGATAGCGCTGGGCGACCTGCAAGGCCGTCCGGTCGATCTTGCGCTCGATGGCGCCGGCAAATTGCTGAGAGGTGTTTACCGTGACTGCCATCTAAGTCCTCCGTCCGAGACGGAGGGCAGGCCCCCGCCTAGAGCTTGAATCCTTGGCGAAAGCCTTCCTCGATAATGAGGTCGTCGTGCTCGGGAGTCCCGGGCGCCGGGCGTCGTCCGCCAGAGGCCCCGTCACCACGAGCCCCGCCGGGCCGGGTCTGCTGACGAGCCACGTTGGCAGCAGCGGCACGCCTCTGCCGAGGGGCAGCGCGAGCAGCCCGCTCGATGACATCGCGCCCGTATAGCCGACAGAAAATGTCCTCGCGGCTGGCGCGCAGATTGCCGGCCTGGCGCTCGGTGGCAAGCTCCTGCTCGACCCGATCCCTGTATTGGGCGCGGGTCCGGTCGGTTCTCGCTGCGAGGTCGAAGTCCCGTTTGTCAAGCCTGTCCTCGTTTTGCAGGCTCTGAAAGAGCATCGCCTGCTGAAACTGCTGCGCCTTCTCGTTCGCGATGAACTCCGCCTGCTCCAGCGGGCTCATCATCTCTAGCTGGGCTCGCCGCTGCTCCGCCTGCTGCCGCGCCAACCCCGGATCGGGCTGCTGACGGAATTGCTGCTGGCCTTGCGTAAAGCCCTGAAACTGGTTCTTGAGAGCCTGAAGCTCCCGCTCGTTCCTCTCCGATCTCTCCCGCCAGCGCTGCGCCTCGGTCTTGCGACCGCGGCGAGGCTCGGGAGTTACATCGCCTTCTTCTTCTTGCCCTTGCCCATCATCATCGCCTGCATCCCCTTCTTCGCCATCGGCAGGGGCATCGGCTTCTTGGTCTTCGGCTTCATCGATTTCGCCAAGGTCAAGCTCCTCGCCCCCATCCTGGGGGTCAGGTAGATCCGACATTCCGAACTCCCGTGGGTTACGTCCCGCGACTCGATACGCACTCTGACGCTGTGCGCGCGGGCCAGTTACGTCCGGCCACTCGATTTGGTGGCGATAGGCTATTCACCTACCACGCGATGTTGTCAAGCCCGATCTCGGATGATCTCCCGCACGAGGTCGGCTTTCATCCCCGGAAGGCGGCGCTCCCAACGCGCCCGCACGTCGGCCTCTGGCTCGGGGACGAAATCCATCCCCTGCTTTCTCGCCGAGTCCAAGATGTGCGCCGAAGTGGTGCCGAGTCTCTCGGCGATGATCTCGATGGGGTAGCCGAGATTTCGCATCCGGCGCACCCGGTCCATGTCGATGCGCGTCGCAACGGCAGCCATCGTCTAGTATTTCCGGGGCATCTGGAGGCCCCCGGCTCGGGCGGCGCTGTCGGGGTGGATGGCCCCCGGCGGGCCTTTGACGAGGCGCGGGCCGGCTGGGGCGGCGCCGGGTTGCGGCTGCCCCGGGCCTTGCGGCCGAGGCGGACCGCCGGCTCCCTGCATCTGCTGCGCCATCTTCTGCATCATCTGGGCCTGCGCCTTAGCCTGACGCTGCTGCATGTGCGCCTGGAGGTGGACGCGCAATGTGCCGTGCGGGTCGCCTGTTTGCTGGATCGCCGCCATCGCCACCGGGATGTGCTGCTCGTCGTTGTCGAGCGGGTGGACCGGCACCATGAAGCCGTCCAGCAGCATCTCGTTTTCCTGGTCCTGCGGGATCGTCAACTGATCGCGCTGGTCGATCAGCACCGAGGAGCCGAGTTCGGGGCCGAAGGCGTTTGTCACCCATTGCGAGATCAGCGGGCCGAGGCGGAGCTGCATGCCCTCGGCCATCAGATCCTGCCGCATGCCGCGCAGCACGTTCATCATGCCGGTGCCCTGCTGGATCATCATCGCGTTCTGGCGGACCTGCTCGCCGCCGCGCCAGACGAAGGTGAAGCCGTGGCGGTTCTGTAA